ATAATAGACAAAATACTGTTGGCTATTCTTCAATGTCTTTTGAAAACAATAGATTGGTTTATGCAAAAAACTCTCAGGTAGGTAATGATGACGTTCATATTGCTCATCAAAGAAATAACTCATATGCTCCATTTAGACTAAGAACAATGTTCCTTAGAAATCACCACCCAACACTTTCTAAGACCGTAACAATGTGGGGACATTATTCAAATTATTGGTCTTCTGGATATGATGGTTCTGGTGTATGCATTGGAACCCCAAACACTAGCGGTAACTATAATACAGTTACAGATATTAACTGGACTGTTCCACAAAATAGAACTGGCGGAAATTCATATTACGAATGGTCATTCAATGTAACTATTCCAGCAAAAACTACAGTAGTAGTAGTTCAAACAAATACTATGTATTATTGGCAGTCAGGATACGTTTCATGGTACCTTGACTCAAACATGTTTTATGATCTACATAACACATTTTCTGATTTCTGGATTCAGCCAGATCTAAAAATGACTCATGCAGCACATACATACAATGATCAATTAAACGAATTTAATATAAAAAGTTCTTGGAGAATATGGGCCAGAACTGCAGAATTGTTTGGTAACCGATAATGAGATATATAAAATTTGATGAAAATAATATCCAGGAGCAGTCAATGCTTGCTGAAGAAAACCCAGGCAACGGTTGGTATGAAGTTGCAGAAGATATAGACGGAAAGATATTTAAATTAGTATCTGGAGCTCCAGTCGTTATGACTGAAGAAGAAAAAGATGCATATTATCTTTCATTAAAAACAACTTATTCATATGCTAATTTAAGATCAGAAAGAAATGAAATGCTAATGAGATCGGATTGGACTCAATTACCAAATTCAGGTCTATCAGAAGCAAAGGTAGCAGAGTGGGAAACCTATAGACAGGCACTTAGAGACCTTCCAGAAACAATGACGGAAGGCCTAGAATATACCCTTCCAGAGGTTCCAGTATAATAAGTTTTATGATACAATATTCTAAAGGAGTAAACAAATGACAGCATCTTTAACCACACAAATTGAGTTAGCGAAGACAAAGATTAACGCTTTGTCGGCATCAACTCTTACTACACAAGACATTGTATTCTTGGCTAAATCCCTTGAATCCCTTGGCACCCTTTTAGGAGTCAACGATATTGTGGCAGTAACAAATACTAAAATTTCAGAGATAACAAATGCATCTAGCGGACAGGTTCAAACAATCACCAACGCTGGATCTTCTCAGGTAAATGCTGTAGTTACTTCTGGAAGTCAACAAATTGCATTAGTAAATGCAGCAGTAGATAACTACAATCTATTCGTAAACATGGGAGTAATATAAAATGGCACAAATAAGTTTACCAGCAAGACTATTCGGCGGAAGCGTTACAGCAACTGAGGCTCAGGTTTACACTGTCCCAGCAGGAGAGACAGATGTTGTTACATCTGTTACCCTATGCAACGTTACCGACATTGCTCAACAGGCAAGCGCAAAATTGGCAGGTATTTTCTTCTTCAAGAACATTGATTTAGCACCTCGTCAAATTACAGTTATAGATGTTAAGCAGGTTTTAAATGCGGGAGATTCAATTATTCTCTCAGCAGTTAACGCAAACTCTGTTACAGCATTTATCTCTGGCGTAAAAATAACAACGATTTAATTAAAAATATTTAGGAGAAATAAAAAATGGCAGTTGCAAATACAGTTACGCAAATTGTTTTACCTGGTATAGATAAGGTAGTACAAGATCAGACAACCGCTGCACTAGCAGCAAACCCTACTGTTGCGGCAATTATTTCAAATCTTGCACAAGGTGGAACCACAGAACAACTAAATACAGCAATTGCAAACGCAAATGCTGTTGTATCAGAACTTCCTTCTTCAAACCCACTGCCAACATTTGCAACTTTCTCCTGCAGAGACAACAGACCCTTTTGGAATATTTACAATAGTAGACTAAAGCCAATTGATGCAGGAAGCCAGCACACTGACTCAGAGTTATGGGCACCATGGACTGGAATCAACTATACAAACTCACACATTAACTCATCTAGCTGGACAACTTCTTGGAGCCAATCAACATCACAGCAACAGGCAGATGGACATTGGTTTATGAGACTAAATGCTGGAAACAGAACTTATACAGCAATGAATGCCGACGTAGCTCCAAGCTACATGCCGTTCTTCGGAGTCATTATTGGAAAGCGTGGAATTAGACAGAATTTTTCTTTGTATAATAGCAATGCTACATTAAGAATTATGGAACGTGGAATTTATGAAGGTTTTTATGAAAGCCTAAACTGGCAGTCAGGCACTTACTCCACAACCTCTGGAGGAGGCAATCAAACAACTTATGGATCAGTCGGATATAACGACAGAACTAGAACCCTTGTATTAATTGCAGCAAAAGACGGTAGTAATAACTACAGAATGCACATCTGGAAAAATGAAGGAACAGATAGATCTTTAAATAGCGACAACTACTACCCAGGCACATTGGCTGCTTTCTTAAGAGAAGCAAAAACAGGTCTTCTTGACGCAGGACAAGGCGCTGGAGTTTGCAGCTATGCGTATTACGATTTCCAATGGCAGGCTAACTCTTCTCAAAACTATGATGAATCAAGATATCGTATTCGTGTAGTTCCTGGAGATAATGGTATTATTGGAATGGCAAGAATGGTTCCATCAAATGCAAACAATTATGCAACATATAATCCATCAACCCAGCAACTAGTAACTTCTTTTAACACAATTGGATTAACAACTTCATATGGTATTGAGCAGGGTAACAGATATGGAATGAGACACAATATTACCTGGGACAATAACTGGGTAGCAGCTTACAATTGCTATTACTACTATGGTGCAGGAATGAATGTATACTTTATCGATACAAGAGATCCTAGAAATTACTTTATTGGCCAGCATGGAACTACAAACGGTGGTTGCCAATTGGTTCCGTATCAACAAGACAAGTTTTTATTTAATGATTCTACCCACAATGTGGACAATGCCTACGGACTAAGACTCTTTATTCAAGAGCCCGAGGCTGCGTTGCAGGGAAGAGTTACAAATGGTACAATAAGCGTTGGCGGTAATCTAGGATTAGTAAACAATCCACAGTGGGGCAAATTTGACACAGATTACACAAGCACGAATTATCCAGGGCTACAATCGATGGCACACTGGACAAGAAGAGTATAAGGGGAGAAAAAATGAAATTAAATAGTTATGACGGAGTAGTAGTATTTGATGAAAATGGACAATATGAAACAGACATTGTTACATCTTTACCTCATAGACTAACAGTTGTTGACGGTGTTGTTGTTGACAAGTATCCAGGAAAAACAGATAATGAAGTAAGAATTGCAGACCACGCAAAAGCTCAAGAGCAGTTAGAAAAAGATCAGGCTGAGTGGGATGAGTTAGATGAAGAAATTAAAAAGGTTGTACCTCGCCCAGCAGAATTGCCTGAGCTAGATCTACCAGAAGAGGAATAACATGCCAATCACACAGACCCCCAATTCAGTAGTACCAGCACTTTGGACCTACACATATCTTCAAGCTCCAATCAACGGACAGGGAAAGCCATACTTTAATATACCAGCCCAGTTTGTTGACCTAGGAACTAAATCAAGCGGAACCCTTACTCTAGATTTAGCAGCCTCAAACGTTTTTAAAGTAATTGCTGGTGGTAATTTTACAGTAGCATTTTCAAACATTGCAGCAACAGCAAGCGTGGCACAGTTTTGGCAAATGGAGATAAAGTCTGGCGGAAGCTATACTATCAACTGGCCAGCAGGAATTATATGGGATGGTGGCGGTGCTTCAAACATTCAGCCAGTACTATCTCTTGATACAACAGTTCTAAATTTCTATACTAGAAACAACGGAACAACAATTTTTGGATCATACGCATTTTCAGATTTAAAAATCTAACATAAATAGGAGAAAAAAGTGGCAATATCAACAATATCATCAAACAGTACTTCAATAGCATTACCAGATTTAGACCTATCGGTTTTCAATAACCTAAATGCAGGCCTAAACACAAGCCCTCAAATGCTATCTATCCTGTTGTCCTCTTCAGCAGCTCTAAGCCTTAGTGCTTCTATTGCCCAAGTAGATTTAATTGATGATAATATTAAAAATAATGCGATCACAAAAAACCCTCTACCCACTTTTGGTGTTTATACAAATAGATCTAATGAGCCAGCATTTACTACTTACAGTAGCAACATGCAGCCCATGTTTGGCGGATACTTAAGAGATGATACAGAAGGTCAAGACTGGCCTGACAGAGGTGCAAGATATACAAATACTTCTCAAGACTCTAGAGGAACTGGACACTCATCTGTAAAAGGAACTAACTATCAGCAAGACGAAGGCAACTGGCTTGTTCATTTGCCAGGACATGCACCAGCTTCTGGATCAGACGGACAGTTTGCTCACTCAGTTTGGTATAACTATGTTGTTGAATACTGGCCTTTCTTTGGAACAATGATTCAAAAATCAGGTGTTCGTCCAAGAAATTCAATTTATTACAGAAACAATACACTAGCAATTTATCCTAGAGGAGGCACTGCCCCACTAGAGAACGTTTCAATGAGCTCAACATACGCAACATGGACTAACGTTAATACTGGATACACAGCTATTTCTTACAACGTTAGAACCAACACCTTGGCTGTTTTAGAGCCTAGAGATAACAGTAATAACTATAGACTTCACGTATGGAAAAATACTAATCCAAATAGAGATTTAGACTCAGAAAATTATACAGCTGGAACTCTACATAGATTTTTGTCAGAAGCAAAAACTGCTGGAACTCCTACATCATTATCACAAGCAAATTACTACTACTACAACGATTTTCAATGGCAGCAAGATAGCTCACAGAATTATGATGAGTCAAGAAGAAAAGCATACATTGTCATGGGAGACAACAACCTAGTTGGAATAGCACGATTTGTTCCTTCTAACGTAACAAGATACGCAACCTTCCAGCCAAATTTTGCAACAACATCTGGAACCTTAACAACTAGAAATGGTCACGGACACACAACATCGTACGGAATCGAACAGGGTAATTACTACGGTATGCGTTATATGCAGACTTGGGATAACAATTGGTTTGCAGCATATTCACCTTACTACTATTATCAAACAGGATTCAATGTTATTTTCTTTAATGCTCAAGACCCTGCAAAATATTATATTGGTCAATGGGCAAGCACGAGCTGGGGAGCACAACTTGTTCCGTTTAAGAAAGATAAGTTTATTTTCCACGCAGGAAGCTCTAACAATGACGGAAACGTTGGTATGAGACTATATGTAGTCGATCCAGCAGGAATTGCCAAATATGGAGTAGACTCTGACGGAACAACGCATGCAAATGGTGCAAACATTAGCTTGTTCAAGTCAACATTCACATACTCATTTGATACAAGATATCAGTCTACAAATTATCCAACAATTGTTCCAATGGCTGAATGGACACACGGCTAAAATGTACTATGCGATACTTGACGGAGAAACTGTAAAGAGATCTGGAACACTAAACACTTTATTTCCAAATGCTTCTTTCCCTCTTTCAGGTCCTAATGAGGATTTCAAAGAAGAGAATAATTTGGTTGAAGTTCTAGAATATTTAGAACACAATTCAGAAACACAAAAAATGATATTCTGTGACCCATACTTTTTAGAAGGATCCGTTTATAGAGTCGAACTTGTAGATTTTACTTCAGAAGAGCTAGAATCAAATTTAGCAGCCATTGAAGAATTTGAATCTTTACAGGAGGCATAATGTTAGAATCACAAAGATCCTTATTTAAAAGATCTAGGTATAGCCAATTTGGATTACAATTGTGGCTAGACGGTACAGCAGTAGATAATTTTGAATTAGCTGCTGGCAACAAATGCTTTCTAGCAAAAGACAGATCCCAGTATCTAAGAAATTTTGCTCAACCTACTTCAGCAAATCAGCCAACCTATGTCTTGGCGGCAATCAATTCATTACCAGCTTTAAGATTTGATGGCGTAAATCAATTTATGACGTTTTCTGACCCAACCCTTTCTTGGCTTGCAAACACTTCTTTTACATTTTTTTATGTTGCAAGCAAAACAGCAAAGACAACAAGCTCATTTGTTATTGGCGGACAAGGAACGGCTACAAGATCAAACCTGGCTTTTGGATACACCATTCCAACATCTTTAAGAGCTGTTTTTGGCAATGACGATATCAATGCTATTGTTCCAGCAGTAACACCTGGACAGCCAGAAATTTATGCTATAAGATATGATAATTTAAATAACAGAAGAGAAGTTAGAAGAAATGGCATTACAGTTGCTCTTGGAGCATCAGATGGCGCCCCTTCTAATATGACTGGACAGGCCATAGGAAGATACTTGTCTACCTACGGACAGTTTGACCTGGGAGAAATTATTATCTACAACAGAGCAATAAGTGATTATGAAATGGGTCAAGTTGAAAGAGACCTTATTTCTAAGTGGACAATCGTCTAAGGAGACACAATGGCATATGTCCCAGAAAGATTTGTTGGTCCTTTAATACTAACTCCATTAGCAACAACCCCTCTAAAGGTATTTGCAAATAAAGCAATTATAAAAAACATTGTTGTTTCAAACATATACAATGGTGTTTTAAAATATGCAATCTACATAGCTCCTTCTGGACAAGATGCCCAAGACTATAATAAAGTTTTCCCAGATATGGCTATTACCGACAAGACAATTCAGTCTCACGACGTAACAATAGTTGTAAACCCTGGAGACACGATATACGCATCTGCTAGTATCCCAGGCGGTATTCTGCTTACCATTTCTGGCGTAGAAGTCATTCCTTAAACTTAACCAGCTTATATAGTATAATAACATTATGACATATCAATTAAAGGTAATCAAGGATTATCCGATTGGCTTTTGGCCGTTGGATGAGTCTTCGGGTACCACCGCTTCAGATATTTCAGGATGCGGAAACAATGCTACATATGTAGGATCACCTGCAACAAACACGATGCCTTTGGTTTCAGGCGGGGTATCTGGAACCCGTATTACAAATACCTCATACATAACATTGCCAGTTACTAAAGACTATTATGGAGCAACATCAAAAGGTGGATTTGCCGACAAAAATTCTTCAGACAATGATTTTACATTAGAGGTTTGGTTTTATCCTACAATCACAACAAACTCTCTTACAACAATTTTTGCAGATTTTGTCGAAGGAATAGGAATTTTTTACGAAAAAGGTAATATAGTGTTTAAGCTGCAAAATGAAAGGCTAGACTATAGTATTCCGCACATTAACAAATCTCATCATGTAGTCGCATCTTATTCTAAATCTGAAATGTCAATATACGTAGATGGCCAAATTAAAGCAAACAAAACTTTAAATAATTATAAATTTACAAACAGCTCTATTCTTTTGCAGATAGGTCCAACATCAAATGTGGCAGATTCATTTATAGTAGATGCTCCAGCAGTATACAGATATAATCTAGGAAATATTAAATCAAACGATCATTATGAATATTCTGGAACTACTCACCCAATACAGGTTTCTTACCCAGACAAGGGCACCCTATTCGAGATATACGATGATGGAGTAAGTCGTCAATTTAGCTTTGTTTATCCATTAAATAAATCACTGGATTATTTTTTAACAGAAGACCTAGTTTATAATGATAATGAGAAGTGTTTAGAGATTAAAAAAACGGTCTCTGGAGGCTCTAAGAGCGTAGTAATACAGGATGCTATCGCAATACCCTCGGGATTCGATTTGGACGCCTCTAAGATAGAGTGGAGCGGCTATAACGGGGTGTCTATAAGGTCTTCTATAGATCAATCAACATGGGTGCCTTGTATTAATGGAGGACCAATACCTCAATTTAAATTAGGAGATTTTGATTCTAATAGAACCCTTTATCTTGAGATAACCATGGCCTCTTCTGATACTTCTAAATATATACCAAAACTATCTAACATTATTCTGTGTTTTTATAAAGATCAAGTTATGTATTCTCCAAGTAATGGAAATTACATTTATACAGCCGAGGATGTTTCTGGTCTATCTGCAAAAGATATTTCAATGGGCAGGACTACCCATCCTATTTTGTCTCGACATAGCCATAATGGTTTAAGTACGTTGGCGGGATCTGGATTTAGAATTAATACCGCTGAGTCTATTCGAACAGTAGAGTTGTTTTTTACCCCTTCGGATTTAACAGAAAATTGCATTATTTTTAGTTCACAGCAGGGAGACTATGCAGCATCCAAGCTTTCTTGGAACGAATCAGGAGTAATTTCAAAAACTAATATATCTGCTATTTATGTAAACGGGGTTGATAAAACATCCTCTACAAATGTAAGCACTTTATTTAGAGCTGGAGACCTGTCCCACGTTGTAATAGTAACAAATTCTGCAATTACTGGACCATTGGGATTTAATTACTTTAGCCAAGGGGGGCCGTCTAGCCTATATCAGTATATTTCTTACTACCCAGAAGCTTTTGACCAATCAAAATCGACAGATCATTACAATATGTATATAGGCAAAGCTATGGCCTCAGCAGATGATTCGTCAATTACGTTGACAGAAAATTCAATAAATTTCTATGACATTGACTGGCAAGTAACCAAAAGTATATAATTTTGTCATTTCCCTTGACAAAAAGCTGGACTTAGACCTTAAAGAGTGGTAAAATAAACTTCTATGGATATCAGTAAAGCAAATACTAGGATTCTGCAAGAGGAATCAACATTAGGAATCTATGTTTGGGAAATGCCAGACGGCAGATGGATTGGAGACGATGATGGGAACTTTCTTTCGGTCACGTCCAAAAAAGGAAATAGATCCAGAATCGATGCTTTGGCTAGAGAAGTTCGCTCATACGGCATATATGAGGGCGGGCCTAAATTTCTTTCAGCAAGACGTAAAATTACAGACGAAGAATACGCAGAACAAGAACAAAGATTAAAGTGGGGCTTGGTTCCAGATCCTTTGGATATCGGAAACTATAAAGACGAAATGAAAAAATTAAGGGCAGAGGGACAGTAATGATTCAATACGAAGAAGATGACAACTCACAAGAGATAGCAATATCTAACGTTGCCGATTGGATGAAGTTTAATACTCCAAGACAAGAAACAAGCACAGACCTATTTAAGGTAAGCGGAGAAGACCTTACAAAGATATCAGGACTAAGTCCTGCATTCCGTCGTAAGATGAGCAGAGAATTACAAAAACGATTCCAAGGCATTGAAGGAACTGAAACACAACAGAATTTATTAGCACAAGCAATTACTGGCTATGCTATGTTCGATCTTATCGAGCCACCATACAACTTAGATTATCTTTCAAAAATCTACGAAATTTCCCCATATAACTATGCAGCAATTAACGCTAAGGTTTCGAATATCGTAGGTCTTGGCCACGACTTTATTGAAACACGTAAAACACAAGAGGCATTTGATAACATCACAGATGAAAAATCTTTAGATCGTGCTCGCAGAAAGCTAAATAGATTACGTCAAGATTTATACGAGTGGCTAGAACAATGCAACGAAGAAGAGACATTTACAGAAACTTTAATCAAGGCTTATACAGATGTTGAAGCAACAGGAAATGGGTATATTGAAATCGGCAGAACATCTGCTGGACGAATCGGATATATCGGACATATCCCTGCAAAGACAATGCGTGTACGTCGCCTTCGTGACGGCTTCATTCAATTGCTATACGGAAAGGCAGTATACTTCCGTAACTTTGGAGATCAAGAAACAGAGAACCCAATTGCAGGCGGACTAGATAGACCAAATGAAATTATTCATCTAAAGAAATACACTCCAACAAATAACTACTATGGTATTCCAGATATCGTAGCATCTTCAAATGCTATGGCTGGAAACGAGTTTGCTGGCAAGTATAACCTTGACTATTTTGAAAACAAGGCAGTTCCAAGATATATCATCACCGTAAAAGGTGCCAAATTATCAACAGAGTCTGAGCGTAAATTGCTCGAGTTTTTCCAGGTAGGCTTAAGAGGTAAAAATCACAGATCTCTTTATATTCCTCTTCCACCAGATTCACCAGACTCAAAGGTTGAATTTAAGATGGAGCCAATTGAAGCAGGAACTCAAGAGTCTTCATTTAACGTGTATCGTAAATCTAATAGAGATGAAATTCTATTATCTCACCGTGTACCAATTAATAAAATTGGAACTCCCGAAGGAGTCAATTTAGCGGTAGCTAGAGATGCCGATAAAACATTTAGAGAGCAAGTATGTCGTCCAGCCCAAATGAATTTAGAAAAGAAATTAAATAAAATTATTGAGGAAATGACCGACGCCCTACTTCTTAAATTTAACGAGCTAACTTTGACCGATGAAGATACCCAGTCAAAGATCGATGAGCGATATTTAAGGATGCAGGTAATTACCCCTAATGAGGTAAGAATTAGAATGGGTATGGTTCCATTAGACGGCGGAGATAAAGTCGTTGAATTAAAACCACAGGCAGCAGCAGAGCAAAGAGCACAGGCAGGGAAAACCAGAACTAGAGATTCTGAACGTTCCGCAAATTCCCCAGATATTTCTGGAGAAGGCCGAAATGCTCAGGGCGACGGAAGACAAGTCGACTAACCCTACTCAACTGATTATTTGCCTTATATACAATAACGTTATAAAATTAAGCATATGAATATTGAGAAATCTCTTTGGTCTTCGCATGGCGATAACATCACGTTATCCGTGCCATTTACCAAAGTAAACCGTGAAAAACGCACAGTCTCAGGATTTGCAACACTTGATAATGTTGACCAGACTGGTGATGTAGTCACCTCTGAAGCAAGCATTAAAGCATTCGAAAATTTCCGTGGAAATCTTCGTGAGATGCATCAACCAGTTGCAGTAGGTAAGATTGTTTCTTTCAAACCAGAAACTTATTACGATCCAGCATCAAAGGAATTCTATAACGGAGTTTATGTAGATGCATACATTTCAAAAGGTGCTCAAGATACATGGGAAAAGGTTTTAGACGGAACCCTTGCAGGTTTCTCTATCGGCGGAAAGATTATTGAATCAGATAACGAAGTTAATAAAGCAACAGGTAAGACTGTAAGATTTATTAAAGACTATTCTTTAATGGAGTTGTCAATTGTAGATTCGCCAGCAAACGAACTATGTAACATATTGTCAATCTCTAAGATGAATGGTCAGCTAGTATTTAAAGGAATGGCAGCAGATATCGTAACAGAAAATATTTTTTATTGTAACGAATCTGATTCAGTATTCATTTCCACAGAGTCATCATATGATTCCCCAGTTACAGGTAAGCCTGCAACATTAATCGGATGGGTAGAGTCAAACGATGTTAACAAAGCAAAAGAAATAGATAAGATTCTTGATTTACATAAAAAGTCAAGATTGTCGACGCCTGAAACACAAATTGCAAAACAGGCAGACATAGAAGGAGGTAAAGAAGTGTCAGATAATACAGAAAACGTAGTTGCAGAAGATGCAGTAGCACCAGAAGCAACCGTAGAAGACACAGCAGCAGTTGCTCCCGTAGAGGAAGCACCAGCTGTTGAAGAAGCTCCTGCAGATGCAGTAGTAGACGCTTCTGCCGAAACTCTAGAAAAAGCAGCCGACGTATCAGAAGTTATGGTTGATGAACCTGATTTTGCAAAGATGCTTGGCGATCTTAAAGGCTTTTTCTCAGAAACACTAAATAAGGCTTCAGAAGCAAATGCTGCTCAAGTTTCACTTATCAAAGATACAGTTGAAACATTCAGCAAGAGCGTTGATGGTCGTATTTCAGAATTGGCAGAACAACATACAGCACTTTCAAAGGCTGTAGAAGATATCAAGAACACGATTGATGGCGTAGAAAAGCGTGTCGATGCAGTAGAATCAGAGACTGCAATTAAGAAGTCCTCAGACCTTGGCGGGTCTCAGGAAGTAACAATCAAAAAATCAAAGTGGAACGGTTCTTTCCTCGGTTCCGTAACAGAATTAATTAAATAAGGTAGGTGAAATATAATATGAGTAATGAAAACTTAGAAAAGGCAGCAACCCTTACAACTTCAATGTCTCCGCTTTCTGCAACAGCAGCAGGCGCACAGGGAGTACACTCAGCTGGTGAAGCTGGTAACGGTGGCCTTTTAAACGCAGAACAATCAGCCCGCTTTTTAGATTATATGTTCGACGCAACCGTAATTGGAAAAGTCGCCCGTACAGTCAGAATGAGAAGCGATACAGCAGAGATTGATCGTATGTCCGTTGGTGAGAAGCTTATGGCTCTCGCATCAGA